GTACTCGCCATCGGCAATACACCCTGAATACCTATAATATGATCAGGTACTGTTAGATATCCCCTACCCTCCTCAAAACTCATTGTTCTGCATTTATCAGCAGTTCCAGTACCAGCACCAGGTCCGGTTGCAGTGAAAATTACACCTACAGTATTTGCAGATGCGCCAATCGCAGTAAAATCAGTAGTACCTATACTAGTAATTTTGTAACTAGTTCCATTAGCAAAGGATCCAGCAGTCACTGATGGATTATCACTGGTGTTTTGATCTTTTTTTGTGGTATCACTATTCCTAGACTTACCGTTATCAATATCGTCTTGAGTAATTTTGTATTTTAAATATACTCGCTCGACTCCATCATAAACCCTTTCATTGAAAAGTTGAATCGTATCATCAATTAGATCTTCTACCTGATCGTCATCAACATTTATTTCAATAACTGGTTTACCTAATTTGCGGAGAGAATACTCCTTTAGTTCAGTCCTGCTGCTTGGTTTTGCCATTATTTTGCTTTACTGGTGGTTCTTCATCATAATTTCCACCATCACTTGATTCATCTTGTTTCATACTCTCAATCGCGGCGGTTAGTGTCATCACACGGGATTCAAGAATTATGTTCTGTTGTGTCAGTTGATTAATTTTATTGTTCATGACTTGCATGATATTGTTCGCTTCTTCAGGAGACATAATTACCTCATAATTTTAATTATTTATCAGTATGTGCCACCGTCCAAAGTAGTGGTCCAAACAGGAACACCAGTTGCACCATTGGTTGTCAAGATCTTATCTGATGTAGTAATATCAGCAGAACCTGGAGTAGCAGTAGAAGTTAATCTCTTATACTGATCAAAGAATGGAACACCTTTATTGTTACCAATTTCTAGTTTTACAGTATCGAAGTATGCTTTACCAACTGTACCACTGAATACTTGTGAAGTATTCGTTGCATCTGGGATATATGTGAAGTAATAGGTTGTTGATCCACCCTCGGAAGTTCCAGACTCATCGTATCCAAAGAAACCTGTCTTGAGTCCACCGTTGTAGTACTTAAATTCAATACCACGATCTTGGTTATCGTCAGCACCTTGTGTAAACGTTAGTGTTACAACTGCTTCGTTTGCACTTGCTGCAATACCACTGGTTAGGTTTGCACTAAGAGTAATAGTCTTAGTTCCAGTGTTGATAGAACTAATAGTAGTTCCATTGGGAACTGCTGCACTTCCAGAAACAACATCACCAGCATTTAGACCATCTACACTGTCAAGAACAACATTTGCTTGACCACTGTTTGCAGCTGTAGTAACAGTTTTCTCACTAATACTATCTCCCAATGTGAAGACAGGATCATTAATGGTCATCTGTGTGGAGTTAACCGTTGTTGTAGTACCAGCAACCTGCAAGTTACCACGAACAACAACATTACCACCAGCATCACCACCTGCTGGGAATGGGTCAATAGTAATAGTTTGAGCATTACTATTATCACTATAGATGGTTGATCCAAGAATTCTTAAATCACCAAAATCAACTTCAGTAGCTGCATTACCAATGTTTAGCGCAGTTGCTGCACCAAATGCATTAACTGTAGTAGCAGTTGCATTGAATACGTTTTGAGTTGTCTCAGTACCAACTAAAGTACCAGAACGTAGTGTAGTTGTTCCAGCAGCTGCACCGATATTTAATGTAGAAGCAGCACCAAATGCATTTACCGTTGTAGCGGTAGAGTTGAATACATTCTGTGTTGTCTGACTACCAACCAAAGTTGGATTGTTTAGAGTAAACGTACCAGTGTTAGCACCAACGTCAATCGCGGTAGCAGTACCGAATGCATTAACTGTAGTAGCGTTTGTTTCTAGTAGGTTAAATGTAGTTTGATTGGTGGTTATGTCTCCACCATCTACGTTTAGGTCATTATCAATATCAACATTAGCAGTTCCAAAAGTAATTAACTCAGAACCATTGTTTGTGTCAATATCAATGTACTTGTTAGCACCTTCTTTGACTGTAAATGCGTCTGTGGTGTCATCTTTAATATCAAAACTAGTTTCATTAACAAAGGTGATACCACCATGCATGCTGATGTTACCGGATAAGTCAATATTAAACTTATCAGAACCACCTACAGATAGGTTGAGTAGTCTGGAGTTAGCACCAGAAGCACTATTGGTTACATCAACATCAATACCATAGAATGTTGCACCAGCATTATTCCATGTTGCTCCAATATTTAATGCAGTGTCTGCACTACTCAATGATGGAGTTGTGATGTCTAAAGCACCAGAGAATGAGTCAACTACAAATCTGTCAGTTGAACCATCAGTGATTTTAAATGTGTTAGTTCCTAGAGTAGCAGCACCAGCAATAATTACATCACCAGTTCCATTGGTGTCTACTGTAAGATCACCATTTGAGTTTGTTGTGGAAATTGTATTTCCGTTTAAAGTAATATTATCTACGTTCCACTCATTAACCTTCTTAGCAGAGTCAACAATTGCTGCAGAGTTTGCAGTGATTGTTCCATGACCATGATCTAACAGGTCGGTGAAATACTTACCACCAATAATATCAATACTAGCGGCTTCACCGTTTGTCTCGGTTCCTCTACCAACAAATAGTTTACCGAAAGAAGTTACTGAAGCACTCTGTGCATCTGTGTACGTACTAGTACCTTCACCATAGGCAAGTTCACCTTGCCCAAGCGCAGAAGGTGTTGCTGTTGGGTTAGTACTAGATCTTTTGATCTTTAAAATAGTTGCCATTTTTGATACCTATGGGAATTAGAAGTTACCACCGTTAATTTTAAGGCCACTCTTTTCAATCACATTTTCAGCAATCCAGGTGTTGCTTGCTGCATCATATTGTAAAAGTGCGCCATCGGTTGCATTATTAAAATTCACGTCAGATAAATTTGAAAGAGTATTAACTCCTCCAGATGTGACCTTGATTACTTGGGGTTGATTTGATACTGTAACTTTGGTGTTCATGTTACGTTGTTACTCCTGGGTTTATAGTTACTAAACCTTCTATGACTCTGGTCTTACTTCCACCAGCTGATGTAATCACAACGTCATACAAATATCTTCCCTCCGAGAGAGTTGACGTATTAGCTGCTGTTAGAGCTAATGTTATAGTTCCAGCAGCATTTACAGAAACTGTAAATGGTGTTGATGTAGAACTATAGTATGACTTCTTAATTTTAGCCGCACCAGTGTATCCAGTTAAATCCCAAGCCGTATTGAAATCATCGAAGATTCCAATATCTGCAGAAAAATCTGCACCTTGGTCAATATAAAGATTGTGAACAGCCGCCATAGGAGTTTACCACTTGTTTTTATTTATATGATCTCCTTAATATTTATCTATTAGTTAAACTTAAAAGGAGAGATTTTATCTCATCTAGTTCATTCTTTATATTTTTCATATCAGTTTCCATAGAATCCATTCGATCATTCTTCATCTTGCGGATTCTATAGTTATTCATATATTCTTCATAATCTTGTCTACTGTTGTTTATTACAGCAGTAGACTTTGGATCTCGTATAAGGTCTGGGTGACCATCAACTTTTAATTTATTCATCAGATTGCTAGTGCCATCGCTCTAAGGTTTTTGATTTTAGGAACATTACTTTGATCATTTCCTATCATTACTATCTTAATACTAAACTCCTGGAACTCAATTATATTATTAAGTTCAAAGTCAAATGCACGATATTGTTTATCTGTCTCTGATGCTGGATAAGAAACAGCAGGTATTTCAATATAATTCATGTTATTAAATGATCCAGGTTGACTATCACCTTTAATCTTTGCAAAGACTTTTATATCATTATTTCCAGTTCTGATGGCATCAAACAAGACTTTGATCGATGTTGATTCATTTTCCAACGATACCTGTTTAGTGATATAAGAAGAATGTTTTCCACCAGATGGTAGTAATTCTGACGTTAGATCTAAAGCACCAGTGTTTGTAGTTTCTTTGTTTATTCTATTTGATATAGTAATAATAGAAGAACCTTGTAAATCAATTACCGGACTTAAATAATCATTTGTGGTTGACAAATTAATTTGAGTATTCAAAGTACCAGGAGAACCAGAAGCATATGTAGTATTATTAATTGGTGATAATGCAATTCTTGGATCTGACAAATTATTTTCTACATAATTCTCAATTGATTCATATCCTTTTTGTACAAAAGATTTTTGAGAATTATTTCCAATACTAGTTCCAGATACAGAACCCAACTTAACTTGACATACAGTATCTTGTGGTACTAGTGTAGAAATTCTTGGTGTAATTGATTCGTAAGAAATATTTCTAGATGCACGAATGTCATTTCCGCCGCCTCTCTTTGTAGAATTAGCAGAATAACTCATTGTAATTTCATATTCATCTAAACTAATAACATTTGTTACTTGTACATCAGTATTAATCTGATTCAAAGGAATTCCATTTAATTGGAAACATTGTACTGGTGTTTCTTTAAGGTGAATTGTGGCGGTAGTTCCTAAAGCACCTCTAAGACAACCAGTTAATGTATTACCTGATAGTCCGGTATAAGAGATTACCTCATCTTGAATTTTAATAAATCCAGCGTTTGATCCCGATACTAAAGCGTTGTTAATAGTACCCCAACCTTCAACCGCACCTAGATCTGATATTGAAGAATTTGTAATATCATTAATAGTAATAGTAGTTGTAGATGTTGATATATCTGCAGATAGCAGACCGGATGAAGTATCTGACTGAACTCCAGTTATAGTAACCTTATTATCATTTTGATGCATACCATGATTTGGTTGGGTTACTTTAATTACAGATGATCCATCTACCATGTAGAGTGCATTTTTCTGTAATTTTTGTGCTGGAATAGTTTTATTGTTTAAAATTGCCGTATAAGTTGTTCCGGTTGTGAACTTTGCTCTATTCAATACGAATTTAACATCTTCATATTGATCAGAAATCCATGTTGACTCGTTTGCAGACTTAAATACAACACCAACATGAGGTTGTCTATCAATTGTAACTCCAGATGAAATATCTGTTTCACCTACTCTAGATACCCACAAATTATATTTTGTAGAACTACTCTTGATAGTGAAAGCATATTCATTTAAATCAGAGAGATATATGGGATTTGCAAACGTAAATTTAGTAGCAACAGTAGAATCATTAGAAGTAAATATACTAGAAGGAGGTAATGTTACCACGGATCCAGGAACAATATTAGCAGTTGGAGTACCATTAATGACTGTTCTTAATTCAATTGTAACTGGTTCAACTTCATCTTTAGTCAAGAAGTACAATTCTAGAGATGTAATAAACACACCACCAGTTTCTTCAATAAGGAAAGATTGAGCAAGTGGGTCACCACCGCCATTATTTGGTGGTGGTGGAGGTGGATCAGGAATAAATCTAGTATTAGTTTCTTGTACAGAGTAAATTGATAGTTCTGGAGTTTCTAGTGTAGTTACAGTAGAAGTTACATCCAACTGCGTTCCCTGTGAATAATAAACACCAGTTGCATAAGAACCAGTTAAATTCTTAACCTGGAAATTATCTGGGTCATCAGATAACTTAAATTCTAAATCTCCAGTTTCAAAAGTATTTGGTGGAATAATAACAAATGCTTCTAGAGCTCCACTTGCAGTAGAAGTTAGTTGTTGAGTTCTATCACCATTAGCTCTAGTTCTCGCTAATGAAGTTTGACCTCTGATGATAAAATCATCACCAAGTTCTGATACTTGACTGTCTGCATTATCCCAGTTTCTAATATTATCAATTACCAACATAGTAGTATTAGATGTATACCCATTACTATCAAAATCTGTTGATGAAATTTCACTAGAACTTAAGAATGTTCTTGGATCTTGAACAGTAGCTTGAATAAACCTTCTATCACTATTTGGAACCTCTTGGATACATCTAGCAACTCCACTTTGAGTATATACAAGTGCCGGATATAGTCTTACTTCCTCACCAATCACAAATTTATTGTTGTTATCATTTTTTAAATTTCTAAGTACTTTTGGATATGTAAATTTAGATGCATTTGTACTTCCGATAAACAATGAATGATCTGTTTGTTGTTTTAAAGCTTTTACAGAAAGATTAACAATTCTAGACCTTGCATATCTTAGATCTGTAATATCATTAATAGTGTCACCAGATTCTAATTCTACATCTAGACTTCCAACATCATATTGAGTTCCAGTTCTAATATCTGTAACATTTCTACCACCACCAACACGAGTAGTTCCACCTGCGCCACGATCCCATTCACCCCAAACAATACCACCTGGAACAACCAAATCAAATAAAGTACTGATACTTTGAGTAAGGTCAATATTCTGACCTTCTATAACTTCTCTCTGAGTATCATACCAAATATCTTTCTTTGGATCCAGAGTCATATCTCCAATATAAGAGAAAGACAGGAATGGAGTTGCACTCTCTACTCTACTTGCATATGGTTGAGTTGCGTATGCAACTTCGGTATATGGAATAGTTACATATTGACCAGTTTTTCTAGAAGTACTACTAGTAGTGTTGAAAGTAAATCCAACATTATTTACATATGGATATGGTCTCACACAACCTTCATCTAAATCAATAGATGCTGTGTAATCATAATTTGTTGTGTCAGCAACACTTGTAGACCTAAAATTATCTACTACAAATCCATTTTTAAATCTATTTTTACCATCTTCATCTAAAACATTTAAATTGACAGTATTAGATTCAAGTAAACTTAGAGTTGTATAGTCTTCTACATTGGAAAGTCTTTGTTCAATCTTACCAATATCCCTCATCGTATATTGTCTGTTATCTTCAAAACTTACTTTAGCATCAAGAACAGTCTTCAGATAAGGAGGTAATTGTACGGATCCAATTAATAACCCGACCGATGGATCCACGGTTGACTTTGGATTTAAAGAATCAGCACCATTTACAACCTTTAATTTGCCATCTTGTGTTAAATAGATACTATCAATTCTACCCAAATATGATTCTACATCAGATGAGAATATTGTATCTGGGAATGGTACAGGTTGTGTTGTGTAATTTATGGTATATGTATTAAAAACATTACTAACTTCTCTATGAGGTTTTGAGAAAGTTCCATTTTCTGTAGCACTTGAGATTACAGAGTGGGGTGTATAGAATCTAAAATCAATAATATCAGCCATTGAGGTAGATAAAGAAGATCTTGGAATATCATTATATTTTAAATCTCCATATGATTCTATTGAATAAAAATCATTAGTTAAATTAGTATGTTTAAAATAATCAAAAATAACAATAAATTGTTTAGATGGAACAGCGGAAGTTTCTTTTCTGATTAATTTTGATGGTTTGTATATATCGGGTGTATCATTCCTAGAGAAAACAAAATCATCCGTAATATCAATATATCTACCATGTAAAGACTGTCTGACAAATATATCACCAACATCACTATTAGTTGGAATTGATACAGGAATTGCTAAATTATCTCCAATTTGGAATTTTAAAGATTCGTATGTAACATAAACTTTAGTATTTGCTGCATCAATCGAAACAATATGTGCCCTAATATTACTGGTTTCAATAATGTCACCAACATTTAATCCAGATACAGTATTAAGAATAAGAGAATCTAACAGTACACTTGTAGTATCTGATGCTCTTACAGCTTCGTGAACTCTATGAATTCTAGCTACGTCAGCAAATTTAAGTGAAATTTCTTTATCCTGGACTCTAGTTCCATAAACATTACTATCATTACTAGTACCATCCTTCAACTTATCAACAATCAAGAAAGTATACTTTTCCAGTTCTTTCTTCCTTACTTTTGGATTACTAACTCTACTGTTGTAGTATACACTGACAGGAACACCAGCAGATTCACCAGTATCTACATTAATAACATTATTAGAACCAGCTGGTTGTACTAGATTAACAGCAGAAGCAAGTCCTGTAGCGGTGGTAATTATAACTGAACTTTTATCAATAGTCTCTGATGGAGACGCTTGAATTATAAAATCACCATTAGAACTAGTTACATATTCACCTGTATAAACTAGTTTATTTACAACATTATCAGTTGTATTTTTTACTGGTCTAGTAGAAACTCTAGATGTATACCCATTATTAGATGTGTAAAATTTAGCAATTAATTTTTTAACATCATAATAAGTTCCATTTGCAATACCAGATCCCATTGCAACAGCACTCGAAGTAACACTAGTAACTTCTACATCATTAGTTCCAACTCTAACTTTTGATTTTGCAGAAATTTCTTCTACAAATGAAGTTCCAATGCCACTCAAACTATTAGAGGACACACTAAATGATGAACCACTAATCTTGACTGGTTCTAGTTGTAGTTGAACTTCAAATCCACCAGAAGTTTTTTCAATTTCTCTTACATTTTCCAATTTCTCTATAGAAATTGTTGATATTGTTGGTTGTCCTGTAGTAAATCTACTATTAGATACAACTTCTCCAGTTACAAAAGTACCAGAAACTTGCTGTAGTGTTAGTGATTGACCAGAAACAGATTTTACAAAACCAGTAGCACCAGAAGTAACTCCGGTCATTAAATCATTTGAACTAAAATTATGAGCTTGACCGGTAGTTATAGTAATTGTTTGATATGTACTAATTTCGGTAACATACAATTTACCTTCAGTTAAACCAACTGCAATACCTCTACCAATTTCATTACCATCAACATCTTTAAGGGAAATAGCATTGGGGAATGTAATTGCTCCTTTCACAGTGGAATGTTGAGTTTTGAAATAAGATCCAATATTTAAAGGCGTACCACCATTATTAACAGTATTTGTTTCTCTTGGTTTTGCTACGATTGCATATTGTTTTCTATCGGTATTTACTTCAAAACCCTTAACATATGCTTTTCCGGGAGAAAGTTCTAGAGCATAGTAATCATCACCAATGATTGAATCTGCTGGATCACTTGCAGAAGCAACTCTTACAATAGTTCTACCATCTTTTATTCTTTCACCGGACTTATAAACACCATTGTTAGTTCCATCATCTAACGCTTCTCTAACCGTAAATGTATATGGTTTTACTGTATAATCTCCAGACTCATCAAAAGTTCTTCTTGCTAAATTTTTCTCTAATTCATTATAAATGGAGTCTTCGGATAGTGCAGTTAGAGATGCTTTTCCATTTTCTAAACGAAGTAACTCTATAAAATTAGCATTACTTGAAAAAGTTAAATTTTGTTTTACTAATTTTGGTTCAATCTTTAAACGATCAGCGCCAGGTGAAGCGAAGTTAGTTGAACCTAAAGCGTTATCAAATATGCTAGGGTCATCATCAGAAGTTATCAGACTTTCATTTATCTGAAGACCAATTTTATATGAAGGTTTATTTGAATATTGGTCTAAAATAATTTTTTGGGTTGCTACTTCTACGAAAAATCCACGAATAAAATAAACACCAGCTGTAATTGTTGCAGATGATCCTGTATAAGTAGTTGCATTTTGTACAGATGTTACCGCTAATGGAGTTCCATCTGCATCAACAAGAATTTCATTATTTTTAAATGTGCTCAATTGAGCGTCATTTTCAATATTACCCGATGCAAGATATTTTACATATAATGTAATAGTTTCTTTTTCTGATTCTGCTGCACTTATTGTGTCTACAATTTCTGCCTTAACCCCTGAAGATGAACCAGTTATAATCTTACCCTTCATATTATTTCTGTATGTTTCTACAGAAATGCCGTTAATAAGTCCCTGCACAAGAACGGCTTTAAAACTTATATCATAGTGAACATTACCAGGGATTACAACAGATCCCTCTTTGAACACATGTTGACCAAACCTTTCTATCTGATTCTGCAGAGTACTCTGCACCGAGTTTAGTTCTCGGGTTTGTACAGAGTATCCTGGTTTAAATAGAATTTTTTGATAGTTTTTTGAACGATCAAAATCATCAAAGTATGGTGATATTTTGAGATTTGTATCTTGCATTTATAAGACCTTCAGGGATTTCTTTTTGCTATTTATTTTAGAATTCTACGACTAATTTAATGTCTTCAGTTTGGTCAGTAGATCTGTTTACTGCTTTTCTATTTTCAACGTAAATAATGTTTCCACTATTTTTCTTAATCTCAGGTGAGGCATATCCAGTTGTAAATGCAACACCAAAGAATGATCCAGTACCAGTTGCAGCAGTATCTGGTGTAGCAGTAACACCACTAGTACCGCCAGTTACAGCGTTTGATCCACTAAAAGGAACTAACTTGTACTGGTTTTGACCACTTTGTGTTTCGTCAATATGTTCATTCTGATAATATCTCAATACTTTGGTAATTGAGTCCCAGTGAATAACTCTTCCCTTTGCACCGGTTGTTGCTTGAGTAATAATTTCACCAATATCAAAATTGACATTAGTTGCGGAAGGGAACTTCATAGCAAAACAAGCAGTTGCTGTATCAGTAGTGAGATCAGTATTACTGACATTTTTTGGATCTGATATCAGTCCAAACCTTCTAAACTGCGAATTTACTGGAATATCACCGTCTCCGTCTAGGAACTCCAAACTCTTATTAATCATAACTCTATATCCACCTAATTCCAAAGGTGGATTTGAACCATGACCACCTGGAGGTGAAATAACAGTACTGATAGTTCCTGATAAAGATACAGTTGTTCCTGATCTAGACAATGCATTAGAGAGTGTAGTATATGCTTCAGTCAACATGACTTTTGCTCTGGTATATCCAGCACCAACTCTTTCCGATTCAACTGTGTCAATACCACCACCAGCATTGATTACAATTTTTGCGATTGCATCGGTTGATCCATCACCAACAATAGGACAATAGTATGTGGCATTTGCTGTATTACCAGTTCCTCTGTTGTCAATAATTAACTGTTCTACAGCACCATCAACAGCAGCGGCCGCAACTGTAGAATCAACCCTAACCGGCATAAAATCACTAGAAACAAATCTGATGTAATCAGAAATATTAATAGTGTACATATATTTCCATCTATAACCATCAGCGGCACTTTCAATAATAGAAGTTGCAGTACCAGATGGTTCTACAGTAGATGCTCTACCCTGTGGATGAGTAGGACTAATTCCATTATAAATGCACTTATAAACCTGAAAATTGCTGTTTACAACATATGATTGTGAGTCATAAAGATTTGCATGACCATTCAAAGAAAGATTTGTCGATGTATAGTCATTTTCATACATATCATACTTAACTCCCGTTTTCCAGGTAAGTCTTTTGATGACTTTAGAAACATCAGTGCTGTTAATCCTTTTAACAGCAATCATATCGTCATAGATTTCATTAGAATCATTAAATGAGTCTTGTACATCTGGAGGAGCAAACTCAGTCACTGCAGACTGACCAGAATATCTTTCTAGGGTCCAGTTCTGTGACCTACCAATAAACAAATAGATTTTACTTCTATATGATTGAGCAGCCGCAGAAGAGTCCGCTTCTGGGTTATTACTACTATCAAAAGGTTCTTCAAGAGATTCAATAAACTGCTCTGCAGCAAAAACCCTGAAATTGTCAGTGACTAGTGAAGGCATTATTCTTCCGCTTTTGTTTTTGTACTTTTATTTATTAAAGATAATTGTCGAAATATACCGAAGTATACGTATTTGCATCGTCGGTAGGTGTTTCAATTTGGGCACTATGAATAACTGCAGTAGTACCCGCTGCACCTCTTGTACAACCAAGAAGATTAGCAGGTCCAGAGGTAGCAGATAATTCTGTATATTCAATAACTTCTGATTTTACAACACCACCAGTAGTATGATATAAAATCACTCTGTTTGTGTCATAACCAGTACCAGCATTTTCAACAGTAACTGCAGTTATTGTACCGCTACCATTCAATGTACCCCGCAAGACACATCCAGAACCACCACCTCCAGTTACTGTAAGACTAAAGTCCATATCACTATAACCAGTACCGCCGTTGAGAATTTCAACCTTTCTAATCTTTCCATTAGAAACATAAGGTCTTAGTACGGCACTTGATCCACCACCAGTTATTGTGATGGTTGGAGTGTTTGCAGATAATCCAGAAACATTAGTAAGTGAAACCGTTTCTACCGTTGCATTTATATCAGCGGCAAGTTTAGTTGAACGTCTGATTTCCGTTTTACTTACTGGTAGTTCTTTATAAACTGATGCATATACAGTTGCATAAACATCATGTGGATTTTGGATGTTTCTTCCTGGATATAAGAGATCTCCAGGAGTAACAGTACCACCCTCATTGTAATTAGATATTCCTAAGAATTTAGCACCAATTCCAGTACCAACAGTTCTCATGACAACTGGTTCTTTATAATTCAACCCATTAGCAGCTGTTGTAATTGTGGAAAGTATTCCATTACTTGGAGTTGAAGAACCAACATAACCAGCTGGTGTTATACCAGTATAAGCATTGGTAACTAAAACATCTGGAGATTTAACTGCTGTTATTGTTCTAGGAGATGTTTCTCCATCAATATATATTTGATCTCCAACTGCAACTTCATATGATCTAGAGGTAGTTTGAACATCACTTGGTGTGCCACGGAAATCTAATAGCACAAGTTTAGTGAATGATACACTATTTTCAAATACAATTTTATCATGTCTAATAATATAGTCATACAAGGGACTTTGTACGTTTCCGTCCATAATCACCATAATTTGATTTTCTAGTTTTTCTGGACGATCAATATCATTGTTTGCATAATATGGCGTAGATCCCTTAGTGATACTAAATGTAGTTCCACTTCCACTTGTAATTGTATCAAGTTTATCAAACATACCAACTGCTCTTATAGAAATAACATCAGAGGATGCTGGAGCAGTAGTAAGTGATATTTGACTCTTAATATCACCAGTTAATGTGTAATCAACTCCTGGATCTAATACACTACCATTTTTAACAACAATTATCCCGGTTTCATGTGGAACATTATCATTACTTGTAGTTCCAACTGGAACAAAGTTCTCTTGTGTATCACCAATAATCAAGGATCTTGGTTTAGCAGAAACAAATGTATGGACATAATTACCACCAGTAATAACGGAATTTGACAAAGCACTAACAAATGTATGTGGATTCTTTTCTGGAGATGGTCCTACATTGACAGTAATCGTTCCAGCGGTAGTATCAATTGCAGTAATTACCAATGGTGTATCATGTCTATCACGCTTTCTCTTCAAGGAATTTGTCACCGCACTAACAAAGGTATGTGGATATTGTTCACCTGCAGGTGATACACCAACATTAATATCAAAGGTATTAGTAGTTACATTAGAAATTTGAATAAATGTATTACTAATTGGATCGGTAGAACGTGGATATGCGTGATTACTACCATTACTATCTTTAGTGCATGTAAATGTCAATGCACCATCTTCTAGTTTTACCCAATCATCATTAGAGAAACCATGACCAGTAAGTGTTATTGTCACAATTCCAGTAGATGCATTATATGTTGCACTTTCTGGTGTGTGAGGATCAATTATAGCTCTTGGGTGAGACAATGGGTTTTGGTTTCCATCCGATGAACACGTAAATGTAATTGCACCATTCGCTAACTTAATTTGTTCACCAATATATCTAGCAGCTGCACCAGACGTTCCAATATCCAATATTAAGTCACCGGTAACGGTGTTGTATTCTGTATTAGAACCTGGTGTGTATCTAACCAAAGGAGAAGACCCAACTGGAAGAGTGATAGTATTTGTAGTTACAGAACTAATTGTAATGTTATTGCCATAAACAGGATCAGTAGTTCTTGGATAAGTTTTAACGCTGTAATTGTTATCCATTGAACATGTAAAACTCAATGAATTTGCAGCAATTTTAACCACATTTCCACTAGACAATCCATGATTAGGTATGGTCAATACCAAATTACCACTACTAGCGGTATAAGTTGCAGCAGTAGGAGTCAAGAACTTCTGACCATCCATTAGATTAAACTTGGTATTAGAACCATTGAATGGATTACCAATCTGATCCAATATATTAAATATTCCGTCAAACTTAATAGCAAATAGAGTTCCTGTGGTATGAGGATTAGTTAATGTAACATCCGTATTATTTGCCCAAGTAAAATCTCCAAGTTGTGCAAATTTCCATTCGTTGTTGGAAAATACTACAACATTATCTCTTTCAGTTGTTTCAGCAACAACCTGATTATATGTATTTCCAGAAACAAGTGTCATGTCTCTGTGAGACATACCTTCAGATCTAATTAATAAAATATCATCATTATGCGCCGGGGCGGTTGCAAAAGTTATAATTGAAGATCCAGATACTGTATATTGATTATATTTTTTTAATACAACTCCATTCACAATAGCCATTATATCCGTAGACTGAGTTTGAGCATCTACTACCATCTTACCATCTTTGAGAACTCTAAATGATTGTCTGGTTCCATTTGGACACTCTTCAAGATCATCGAGTAAAGTTGTATTGGCATGTTTAATGACCATCACGTTTTGTGGTGGTATGCCATCGGTATGAGTTAAGAATATTGCTCTATATGGAGTATTACCACCAGCAGTACTGGTATCAAAGACCCAATCACCTCTTTGAGCGAATCTAGGAACACCATCTGCATAAACCACATAATCATTAATATCAGCTGGATCAGCGGCTGGATCACCGATCGCCCATTGAAGTCTACTTACACTACTACTTTGCGATGTAATATTATAGAGATTTTGAATAGTAGAATTGTGGGTGTAAAGGATCCACATATTTTCTGACGCTGCAGGAGCACTATTAAATGTTATCAAACCTGTTCCATTGACCTGATAATCTGCAACAGGTCTTTGTATAACACCGTTTCTAACAAGGAATATATCATCTTGGTCGGGAGGAACAAAATTTGTTCCACTGTGTTTTAACTGGAATTGAACAGTAGAACCATTAAATCCGGTTAATGCATCTAACTTTAAATTTTGAGTTGCGCCTGCTTGAGACACATATCCAAATATCAATCCAGATTCTTCTTTAGTTGGTGCTGTTGTAAATCTGAGAATATTTTGATTTACAATAGTAAAATCTACACCTGGTTCTTGATATACACCGTTTCTAACAATAAAGATGTGATTTATGTTATTCCAAGGTATTGAACCAGTTTGTCCATTAAAACTTAATGGGAAATCAGTTGTAACACCATCAGCGCAGACAAATTTGTCTATAACAATGTTATTCGTGTATTCAGGTAATAACTGTCGGTTAAAGTGAGCTAAAACTATCGAATCAGACGAAGTTGGAGCATCTACAAATGTAATTTTGTTATCAGTTATACTATGTTGTGAAGAATCGGGTGGTAATAGTTTTCCATTTTTAATAGTAAAGATATCACCAACATTTTTTGAATAGATTGGAACACCATCAGCTGAAACACTGAATGTTCTTCTAGATCCATCTAGTTTGGTAAAGAGTCTATCTAATACACTTCCACTCTCATTTGAAACATTGGAAAGGTAGGTGCTTTCATAATCAAGGATAGTTGCTTTTACAGATGCAGCATATGCGGTATTAAAGGTTATTGTAGAACCACTTACAACATATTCTGTGTGATCTAAAACGTGTTTAGTACCACCAATATTAGTTTGAATAATTAAACTTTCTTCACCGTTTTGAGGAGTATAATTTTCTCCATTTTTCTGTAATGTAAATGATGTGGTTGAACCATTAAATGTTAATGGATCTAACACTTCAACATAACTCTTGGAGTATCTTGGAGTAGTATATGTAAATTTAGTATCAAAACCAGTTACACTAGTACTACTTTCTGGAATTACTGTTCCGGTAATTTGTTTCTTTTGTATTTCAAATATTTGATCTGGGTGCTTAACTGCACTCGCATGAATATTTTGTCTAAATCTCTTAGTTACACAATCTAATATCATCGTGGTCCTTAGACCCAATAAATCATTTACATTTATCTTTTCACAAGTAACAGTTTCATTGATTTCCCAACCAAATAATTTTGTAGCATCAACAGTCTCACTAAAAGTAACTGTGTTACCAGATAGTGTAAAATCTGTTAGTAATTGTGACTGAGAAGCACCTTCGACAAAAATTAGAAGATTACAATGTCCAGTTGGTGTATAATTTAATGTATAAGTCGTACCAGAACCAGTAAATGTTAATTGACGTAATTTATCGTGTTTAATAGCAAATACTTTACTGTCATAGTTAGGAGAATTGGTAATATTTACAATATTATTGGATACTGTAAAATTAGATGGATTTTGAACAGATCCTGCAATAGAAATTATAAATTTTTCTTTATTACTAGTGTCAATAGATACTGCATTTGATTTTTCAGTTAAAGAGAATGTAGTTGCAGCGGCCGGTAACACTTGATCATCCAAGTCAGTAAATGGAGTTTGTAATTTATGCCATAAAATCTCATCATTTGTATTTAAATCAAATCTAGGAATAAAACTCTGAATACTTAGGAAATCTGTAGACACATCATAAGATTCTACTGGTTCTTGTAAAATACCATTAGCAGTAATTATTGACTTGTATGTACCTGGATTTAAACCAACTGCATAGTTTAGAGAAATTCTTACAATAGATTCATCTGGTATGAATTTTGTACTATTTCTGATTCTAACTCGGATAAAGAACTCAGTAACCTGAATAATTTCACCGATAGCAGTTGATGTAATTCCAAAATAATATTCACCAACTGTAAATGAACTAGTGTCACTAAAGAATAATCTTTGGGTTTCACATTTTCCGAGTTTGGTTTTTAAATCAATTGTATTAAAGAATTTAGTTGCGAAGGCAACATTACTCTTAAATATTTCCTGTTGATCTTTAAATACTGACTTTCTTCTCTCAATACGTTTTTTACCAAACTGTTTAAATCCAGCTGGGTGTGTTAAAGCGTCTTGATCTTTTCTCCACTCTTTAGTATCTCTAGATGAAGTTAATGAATAAGACCAATCTTGATAATAATCACTGTCAGTTATTTTTTGTAAGAATTCACTAGTATTTCCTTGTACGTCTGATCTCTGTACATTTAATGTAGCATATGGTTTGACTTTTGCATATGCTTTAGTTCTTCTAATACTGACAATTTTTCCATATGGTTTACCACCCATGTAGATGATATCATTTTCTTTATACTGACCAGCAACTTCGTCAAACTCAAGTACAGATATAAATTCGTCAAAAGATACCGTTTTAACTTTTACTTCAATTGGGAACAAAATAGAATTAATTTTTCCAGTCAATTCTAAACCAACTGGGATAGCTTTTCTTCTAATTTTTGCTTTCAATGAACCACCAGTACCATTATTTGATTGAATTGTTAATACTGGTTCTTTGGAGAAATTCATTCCTCCATCAACAACTTTAACATTGGTTATAGTTCCAGATCTAACTGTAGCTTCTAGTGTAGCTTTATTAGCATCACCATCAACCAAAATTGTAATTACATTATCGTAATTTTGACCTGCAGTCACAATTTCTACATCATATATCTCAAAGTTATTAATAATTTTTGCCGTGGCTGGTAAATTTAAATAATAATTTACATTATTGTTTGATGTAAATGATGTTCCAATTGAATCATAATAAATTCTTTTTATCTTACCAATAGTATCGGAATTGGTTTGTAGTATTGCGGTCCCATCGCCAGCTGGATCATCTAATGTACCTTTCTTAATAAGACCAACAATTTGTGGTAGTTTTCTATAGTTATTACCAGTACCAGTAATTGTTACCTCTTCAATTGGACCATTAGCACCATATGATTGAGCATCATAACTCAAAAATCTTTGTTCAAATGAATATGTACTTTCTGGGAATTGGACAGTAAATTGATTTAATCCAGAGTTTACATCAATTACTGTATGTGATCCTTTATAATCTCTAACTTTATCAATTTGATAAATCCACTCATCAGTGCTACCGGAAGTTGTAACATGTAGATACACCCTGTTTGGTAACGCAGTCATATCCAATCTAACAGTATCAGTTGGTGAAGGAACCAACGTGAAAAATTCATTTATTGATTCGATGTCATATGTGATTTTAATTTCACTATTTCCTGGTAGTTGCAATTCATATTTAAATTCTGAATTCAAAGAAACTGAATATATTAATTTATCTTTTAAAGTATCAATCGATTGACCATCTCTAATAGAAACTTCTATATTATCTAATTTTACTACATTTGGACTAACTGGTTGAGCGGTATTATTTTCTAAAAGATAAATTGGAGAATCTGAAAAATCAATTCCAGTAGTGGTATATTTAAATTCTATTAAATCCCCAATAGCTAACTCATTTGCAACTTTTGTTTGGAAAGTAACAGTTTTAAAATCAGGTGTTTTTATAAAAGAATTAATTAATTCTTTACCACCAATTTTAGAAACAAATCCTGAGAAACCAGAACCAAAAGTTTTTGAATTATCTACTTTTAATCTATCACCTACATTATAACCAGATCCTTTATTCTCTAAAATAATTGCATCAACTGCGCCACCAGAAACTGCTGAAGTTCCAGCAACTGATCTAATTTTATCTGTGTCTTCTTTAGGATACTCATCATTGTGATCTAAACCATTAAACCAGTTAAAACCAGATGGAATAGTTCCAAAATACGTAGGGTCTCCATTTGAAACAACTCTAAGAACATTTTTTTCAAATGCCCTATTAAATGCTTTTGGAATCTTATCATTAGTTCTACATCTGTTATTCATATAATCATCATATTCAGATGCAAATGTGTCTCCAACAAAATAAGGGAATCCACCAAAATCAATACTTTGATCTGCTACAATTGCATTGGTTGCAGAATCATATGATTTTTGAGTTGCGGCATAGATATATCTTCCATTTGGAAATTCTGGAGTTACGGAAAATTTACCATTATGAATATCTAGTGCATTATCATCACCTTCCACAAATTCATAATCTTCAATAAAACTTCCGATAGGATAGTCTGCAGTAGATGGTCCACCAACTCTACTAAAATAATATAATGTACCACCTATGGTTTTAGATGTTTCAGTAACGTCATTTGTGGGTGAAGTGGTATATTTTAACTTATAACGTGATTCTGCTTCTGTTAAAGGATTATTAGTTGCATCAAAAGCAACATTTCGTTTCGTTAAAAGTTTTCCACCATCGTAAGTTGGGATACCATCGTAAGAAACTAGATATGGTAAAGAATGAGCAGCTGCCGTTACAGCATCAATCGTAGCATTTCCACTGGTTCCTAATATTTCATCATCGGTAAGATTTGCAACAGTTTTTCCTGCAGCAGCTGCAATTGCACCTAGTAAAACATCAGGAGCAGAATTTCTAATCTGACGTGCTGCCAACTTTCTACTTGATTTTAACAAGTAGTACTGTGATTGATCTATGTCAGATGGAAAATCATTTTTATAATCAATTAACTTAAATGATTTAGGATTATTTGAGGTTGGTTTAGAATCTGCATTATCATATACATATCCACCATGATTATCAATACGACCAAGTTCACCTAATTGTCTTACTAGATTAAATGTCCATTCTTTCAATGATGCTGAAATTGCACCACCGCCACCTACAGGTGTTATCTTAATCGTTGGTGCAGTAGTATATCCAGAACCAGGATTAACAATAGTAAATTGTTCAATTTCACCAGAAGCAGTTATAGATGCTGTTACCACAGCATCTTTACCATCACCAAGAACCTCTACTATAGGAGCAATTTCATAAAACTCACCAGCATTTGATAGTACAACCGAATTAAGTTTTCCGTTTGCAAGGAAAGCGGTTGCCGCAGCGTTTCTACCACTAACAATTTCAACTGTTGGAGTTTTTTCCCAAGTATTAGTTATTGATGCATATACGCCAGCAGAATCATTCACTAAAATTGTATTATAGTCTTTATTATCAAAATTATAGTAAGAAACTAGTGGTCCACTCATTTCAACAAATTTTACACCATTCTTACTAAAAGGAATTTCAAAATCTGATTTTCCCCCATTACTAATTACAATTTTTGGAAGATTTATATATCCCTTACCAGAATCTCTAATAACAATATTGTCAATGTTTCCATTTTTATAACTTACCTCCAATAAAGCATCTTCAGCACCAGTATATGGATTTTTAAAATCACCCTCAAATCTAAATGATACATTAGATTGAACTACTGGTACACCTGGGTTGTTTGCAGTTGCAACACTAATATAGTTTGGAGCTAATACTACTTTAGCATTATTTAATAAAGCATTTGATTTTGTCTTGTGTAAGGTAAATGTATTAGAACTCAATACTCTGACAAAATATTCTGTATTAGGAATTAATGATTGGAAATAGTTATCATCGCTAATATATGTTACTTTATCTCCAGTTTTAAATCCGTGGGAAGATCCCGTTACAATATCATCGGTAACGTTAATTCCTGGATAAGTATTACCCGACGCTGAAACATTTTCAAATTTAACTACGTTCTGTGGGTTTTGATTAATAACTGTTATAGATGGTTCAGAAGTAAAACCAGATAATTCTGATGAATACTGAGCAAATAACTCTGCAAAGTTAATTTTAGATATACTAGCAGAAATCTTAGTTAAATTATTTGAATTGTTGATATTTAAAGTAGTAGATCCTTCTGTTACAGCTAACTTTGGATTCTTGGTTGTATCGAATGCAGTTGCTATACCACCAGATTCTGTATATGAGACACCATAATTACCACCAAGTGCTAACGAGAATTTATCAAGATATCCATACTGTACGGTATTACCTTTATATGAATTTACTTGAATCGCGTCTACCTGAAGACCAACTAATTTTTTATTCTTCCTAAACTGAGAGACACCTTGCGTACTATAAAGAATAGCAGATTTTGCCCATCTAGTGACTGCTTTTTGATTTTTAAAACTTACTTTCTTTAAATCATTAGCTGGAATATCTTGACCTGGTGCTGGATATGAAATAATATCACTCCACCATGGAGGAACACATGATGTTGCAATATAAACATGATCTGCATAATCATAGTGAGTGTTAAACCCGGTCAATGAACCAAATGAAGGTAGTCTAGAATCTGTAACTGTATCTCTAGATCTGTTGTAGTTTGAACTTAAAAGTAGAGCAAGTCTATCTGATCGATCTGCAGCTAATTCATTATCTAATTTAAAATTATAAACATCAATATTAGGACTATCAAAATTAGCAAACTCATATTTAGTTAAACTGTTTAAAGATCCACTTTGATCAATTACTACTTCGCCAGGTAATCCAAAAACTCTAAATCTTGGTTTTGAATCCTGATCGATATAGAAAGAATGATCATATCTATTGGTGTCGTAATATCTCCATTCAATTTTACCATCAGATACTATTCCTGTAGTGTGTGATGGTGCTATCGTTCCAGTTATACCAGAATTTTCTGCAATATAGAGATTATCGTCATAAAATCTGTAGTCGCCGGTTGCAACTCTAACATTAGTTGTCCATTTATTTTTTTCTACGACATTACCAGAATTTTCTGGATCTTCTTCTTGTTTTTCAACTAATTTATAACGACCGAAAGAAATTACAACATCTTTGACATCAACAGTAAAAGGAGTACCAGTATAAGAACATCCAAAGAACTGTTGTGATGTTCTAGATCTGTAAATTACTTCATTACCTTTAATGTTTAAAATACCATTTGATATTGGGAATGATGAAGCATCATCTACAGTAATAATATCAGTACTACTGTTAATTGTAAGTCCTTTTGTAATTACAGTATCTGGTTGTAGATAAATGTCGTCTATATCAGTATTAGAACCAATTTCAAATTCAAAAATATCGTCAGTTAAGAAAATTCTATTATCTACCTCAATATCTACTCCTTTTACACCAAACAACTTATCAGATTTTTGCTTGAGTGAAAAAACATTTGGTAAGATATCATTTACTAAATTACTTCCTTCAATTAACTTACATCTAATAATTTGTCTAGTTGATGCTTGAGTATTTGAAGTTCTAAAAGTATATTCTCTAGGAAATTCAATTTGTTGTTCTTCACTAAGGATTTCTACACCCTTTCTCGTTTTAAAATTTACATCTGGTAAATTAGATATAAACGCTCTTGGTTGTTCACCAGAAGTTGAGAATATCTCCTGTCCCTGTCTAAAATTACCAATTACATCATATAAAATTAAATTATCACTTTTAGCCTCATAGTATTCTACTCTCGCTACACCAGTACCATCGAGATTTGTGACAATCTGATCTTCTTCAAATTTTCTTGGTCTTACCTTTGCTCTAATTGGACCGAAGTAATTTTCACCAATATCATCTACAGAAATATTGGTAATTGCTCCAGTATCATCAACATCAGTTACTCTGATGACTGCAGTTGTATTATCTCTAATTTTTGTAGTTGGATTTACAATTCCAGTACCAGTACCAAAAATATCTACTACAGGAGAACTTACTAATGCACCTTGAGTAGTTACCTTCCTATTATCATAACCAGATCCACCATTTTTAATAAAAACACTATCTGGAATGTTAAAAGTTGTTGGATTTGGAATACTACCATCTAAATTAGGAATTTCTAAAACTGCGCCGCTACCTCTGGACTTTAATTTTAGGTCAAACCTTCTATCATTGAATAATATACGAAATACTATTCTATGAGAATTCAAACTACCCTTAGCGGAATAGAATGATTTAATTTTCTTTAAAAATTCACCTACATCTAAAGACTCATCCAGAACCTCTGGAATTTGCACACCAATTTCAGATTTAATCCTATTAAAAAATTCTTTTGAATAATTATATGCAATATTATATACTTCTACTTTTTTTAAATGATTTGACTTAACAGATGTTTCTAATGTTACTAATGATTTTGGAATATTGCTTAAAACTAAAGCTTTTGTTCCTCGGATACAATTAGTAAATGATTTTTCTGTTTTATCTTCGTAATAAATTATCTCATTATCAATTTTAATATATCCTTTCTCTGGATAACCTTTTGTACTAAAAACTGGGATAGTAGTAACACTATCATTAATGTCAGATGTCAATTCAACAGATTCCACTAATCTGTTTGGTCTAAAATAGGTTATATTATAATAATCTGTTAAATTTGCAGCAATATCAAGAGGACCATATTTGCCCTCTTGTGATTTATAATATTCTGATAGGAAATTTAAAAATAACGGATTATTTTCCTGTACGTGTTGAGGAAACTGATTTTCAATTATAGTGGAAATAATTGAAGTTTTTTCTTCTAAGTATCTCATGAGCACAGATATGGATTTGTTTCTGGAATGTAATTTTCAATATCATCAACATCATTAGGATCTGTAATAACAGGATCCGTAGATGGTAGACCAGTCGTA